AGTAACTGCATTACCAGTTGCAGAAACAGTAGTTGTTGCAAAACCATTTCCTGCTGCTTTTTTAGTAGTAGCATCTAGTACTGATACAGCATTTGATTCATCTGATACTGATGTGACAAATGTACTTGCATGTCCTGCTGTACCGTATATAGTCGGGTCACCAAACTGATTAGCTCCTATAAGGGTATAAGCATCACTTTCATAAGAAGTTGTGATATCAGTACTGGCTATAGCAGGTTGTCCTGGGTTAAAGAAGTTTATTGTACCTTCTGAATCTATACCTGCTGTCTTAATTACAAACTGCCCTCTAGTTGCATCATTCTCAAACTTAGCAACATATAATACTGCCCCTTCGTCATTAATAATTTTTTGAGTGCCTGGTACTCCAGGATTGTCAGTTATTGTAAAGAAGTCTCTTAAGGGAAATCCTTTTGGTAGCATTCCCTCATCATCCAACTTCTCAATAGCCATAAAACCTGCACCCCCGTTCTTATCATCACCTGTGCCGATAGCGATAGAAAAATCAGTCTCAGTATTTCCTACAATTGTGTCTTCTGTGAGTGGTCCCCCTAAAGCTACAGAGACTGCACCATCTTCGTCTTTTTTAAAGTACACCCCATTTTCTGCTGTGTTGGGGAAATAACACGAAAGTCTCCGATACCCTGGAGGAATGTTGCAATTTTGTTTAAATACTCTTTCCCTAGGTATGGAGACATCATATGTGGGTATACTAGCAATATATTTAGATAAACTCATTGCCCGTTATTTTGTTGTTGTTTAATTTGTTCTGCGAGTTCACGCATTCTTTCAAAAAATTTTGATAGTCCTGGATTACTAGCCATGATAATATTTTTTATAAAAAAAAGGGGGAGGAAACCCTCCCCCAATTTAGTTAGGTAAATTATGCTGCTCCTTCGCAACCAATGCTGCCTCCTAAGGCATCTATGATTGATGTGTAGCTACATACCGTATCAGATGGAATCAAGAAGATATATCTAATCTCTTCTCCCATTCTGCGGCTTGCAGTTCCAGCATAAGGATTACGCTTCAACTTAACTGTGAACTTGTCGTACTGTACGCAAGGCTCAAGTTTAGTTTCGAATCCGCTTAGGTACCCTTCAGCATAGCTTCTTCGTGGAGAAATACCAGCGAAGTATTCTGCAGAAGCTTTTTCCTGTACCATGTAGTTAACACCCCAACCAGTTCCATCAAAGTCTCTCTCATGACGAGTTACTCTAAATGGAGTAGTTACGAATTGGTAACCTTCCATCAATACTGAAGGAGCTTCCCCGCCTGATACTTGAATCTTAACTCCTTTAGGAGTGAAAGTACCAATTTGGTCAGCAAGCATTGCTGGTGGACATAGGTAAGCGTTCTTAGCAACGAATTTGATACCACATTCACAATCATCTGGGTAAGCTCCACCTACACCTTTGATTGTGATTTTGATGGTACCTGATGAAGCCCCTCCAAATGGTGAACCAGCAAGGTCAATTACGATTTCATCTCCAACTGCAAAACCTGAACTTGGAGCACTTACGTTAACAAGAACAACTTTTATTGGTTCTACAGCAGTACTGCTAAGTGTTACTCTAATATCAAATTCAGTTCCAGCTGGCTTAGAGCCTGCACCTCCAGTAACTGCAGTAGAAGCTTCAGTTACAAGGAATGTACTGTTATCATCTGCTACATTAATAGTAGGTGCACCTGTAGTAGTATCTACAGCCCAAGAAGTAATTTCTCCTGCAGCTACAGTTTTAAGAGACCAAGATTCGAAATCGAAGTCCTCTGGCATTTCAGGGAAAATTGGGTCTGCAGTTTCGCAGCCTTCGCATGCAGGCTCAGAAGTCTGAGTACCTAAGAATCTATTTCTACACTCTGTGAATAGAGTTGAAGTAGATGGAGGCTCAGTAGTGTCTGCCGTTACTGATAATTCAGGGAAAGCAGCTTGCAGTTCAGCAAGTTTTGCTGCACGTTTAGCATCTCTTGCTGCATCAGTAGCATAAGGACCACATTCGAGGTCTACAATGATTTCTAAACTTCTAGTATATACTGAACAAGATTTACCTGTTGCCCAAGCAATAGTGTCAGCAGAATATGCAATTAAGCATACTGTGTCTTCTGCAGCGTAAGCAGATAACTCAAACTGAGCAGCTGATGTGATACCAGCAACACCTGCAATGATAGCAGCTCTTAATGTAGCATCAGTCTCATTAGAATCAAGTACAAATATAAAAGTCGTAGTGTCGATAGCATCAGCAGCTCTTCCAGCATCTGTTACGCCAGCATTTGTAACACCAGCTATGGCCGTAAGCACTGTGTCAAGTGATGCTGCAGTATAATGTCCAGAATCAATTACTAATTTCCATCTATAAAGTCCGCTAATTGTAGTGGCACCTGATGGGCAAGTCTCACAATCAGTAACAACTTTTACTACCTCAGAACCATTTCTGTTAAGTGTAGCAGGCTCTGCAAACGCTGCAGAAGGAGCTGCACTAGCAATAACTTGGTAAGTAGAAGTAGAACCTTCTCTTTCGATTCTTTCAACATCTACGTCTAAAGAACCAAGGTTAGCATCTGCATTTACCCATGCTTGTACCTGAGCAAGTGCTTCACCATTACCTTCATCACATCTTTCGATTGTGTAGTAAGTAACTGCTGAACCTTCAGCGTATAGGTCTGGAGTACAAGAAGAAGTACCAATAACCTCTACTAAATCACCTACTTTGATAGATGCTCCTGTTCCAGCATCAGAACCAGCACGAAGCTCATAGTCTCTGATAGTTTCTACTAAATCTTCTACAATAGACTGACAAGAAGTATTAGCACATGGGTTAAGACAATTGTCGCAAGCTTCAGGAGAACCTGAGAATACGTTAAATTGTAAATTTGCAACCCCATCACGGAAACCGAGATAAGAAAGTTGCTCACCGAATAATTGTAATGAAACTGTAGTAGCTTCATTTTCTTTTAGTTTAATACCTGTACCAGCTGTACCATTATACCCTAAAGTTACTTCAGAATATACGGGTGCCTTAGCACGGTCAAAAGTGACATCAAGAACATCATCTCTTCTAAATGCAATAGTTGAGAAGTTCTTATTTGTCATATTACCCGCATCTTGAGTGCGGCCTGTTCCCACTTGAAGTTGATACAAATCCCCTTTTGGGTTTCCATCCATGGAAGCTACAGCTGCTGGACCTCTTGAGGTCTTGTCAGCCATTCTAAACAAACCAATTTGACCGTTTGCTAGTCTTAATGAGCCTTTACCCTCAGGTATAACGGCATTTTGTCCTAAGTCTGATAGGACCATCAGCCTTGAATAAGCTGAATTGTGTGAACGTGAATTCATAGTTAAAAAATTTAAGTGTTATTAATAATCCTGTCCTTGTTAATTAATGCGGAATTGGCATCGCCATAATTCCTGAAAAACGATTCGGCACACATTGAAATTACTTTGTTGACCCACCAATCTGTGCCCTCTGGGTCTATGTCTGTAGAGGCTGTACCGTCAATCTTGACGTAGCCTGAAATATCTACTGGTTTTGGAAACCTATAATATGTTATGACACCTCTATCGATTGTGAAATCTTTAGTGTAAACATTTAGGTTGTTATTTCCAATATAATATGGAGCCTCTCTATATCTAATGGAAGGAGCGTTGTTCGCATCCCTGACTATTTGTTCTTGGTCAAAGTTTTTAATCTCAAATAAACTCACTCTTATGCCTTTACAGTCTTTAGTATCTACATAAGCAAAAGCACTTGATATTTCAAACCAGTCATCTGCATTTACATCTAACGGAACAATGTTGTCAATTGCTGGGAGAGGTTGTACGTTATTATCTATTACAAGGAACTCTTCTGCATCTGAGAGAGAGCTATCATTTCTTTGGTCTAATGAATAGTCCAAAAATCTAATTTGCTCCTCATTATACAAAAAGACAAATCTATCTTTTGAAGCTGCTATATTATTAGAACTTAAGTTTTTATTTACTTTAGTTAAAAATCTTAAGTATGCTTCTTGTATATCCATCAGTCAATTTGAAGTTTCTCTAATAGTTCTTCGTTACCTACTTTAGTTAAAGTTATATATGCTTGTTGAACGGTTCTCCCGAGTTTTTCACCATCTAAGTAGTAGGTGTTGTCTTCTTTAATAATTTTTCTTCTTTTGATGAAATCACTAATTTTATTTTTAATTAGGATTTCTTCGTAATCAGTTGTCATGATAGTCTCAGCCAAGTAATCAAGGTTTCGTGAATCAACTAACCATCTTTCAAGAAGAGATAACATTACACCTTTAGTTGCACTTTGACCTCTTCTAATAGCTCCTACAAATTGTAGGTATTGCTTAAGTCTATCTGAATCTTTTGTATACATGTTACCAAACCAAGTAAGTACAGAAAGCCTTTTCTCTGAGTTAGAAGTTTGAGCTTCAGCACTTTTTGTAGTATCAATTATAGCATATAACGAACCGTTATATCTTGGATTACTACCATCACAATTAGGGGTAATTTGTCCTCCACGGTATGCTAAGTACAATTTAAAGTAATTGTCCATGTCCGCAGTATCTATAATAGTATTATGAGATAAATCAATACCACAATGCTCGGAAGCTAAGAAATCTTTTTCAGTAAGATTAGGATTAGTCTTAATGTAGTTAGCGAGTTTAACCTCATACCAATCGGTAAGATTTTTTCTTTCTTTTAGAATCTTAGCAATCTCTGTTTTACTTTTACCTCTAAATTCTGAAGAATTCTCATCAAATCCTGTATCATACCTCCCTGTCTCAGGGCTACCTAAGAATAAACATCTAGCTGGTTCAGCCGTATAAGATACCATCTTATATCTACTAATCTCTCTCAATGGCTCTGGAGTAGAATCATCTACTTTTTCTACAATACGATAAATTCTGTCTTTAGCGACTTCAAAACATTCTGAATACATAATTGGTTAATTTAGTTGGTTTTTTAAATATGTTGGGTAAAAGCTTACGCTTATGTTTCATTTCTAGCCCCCGCAAGAAAAATTAGATTGGGATGGGTTTTGTATACCAAAACCTTGTGCTCTGTCTTTTTGAGCATCTGTCATGTAACCTCCGTGTCCCATTTTTTTATAGGCACCACCCGTACCCATTTTCTTCATCATTTTACCTCCTTGGGTCATTTTCTTTTTATTTTTGTTGCCGTATTTCATGTGTGATAAGTATTAAAGGGGGGAATAAATCCCCCCGTTAAAAAAAGGTTATATTAAAACTCGTTAGTTTCGAGTTTCTCAATCATTACGACTCTAGACTTGTCTGGAATCCATGCTGACATGGAAGACATGCAGGTGAACTCTCTACCAGGCTGTGGTCGTGAGTAGTTGAAGCCTTGTTCAAATACTGGTCCGTTAGTAGAACCGTAAGAGAAATCAGGCACATTCTTAGGCTTAACAATGTAAAGGTTACTAGTACCTTGAGAAGCATTGTCAATCTCGACACCTTTAGGTAATACACTTCTATCGAATACATTAGAGTACATTGGGTCAGTGATATCCCACATAACCAAAGTCCAAGAACGCTTAGATAGTCCAGCAGAGTATCCTCGGCTGATGTAATCCCCAAAGCTATCATAGTCAAGAGATGGGTCGTGCTCAACTCTTACCATACCGATTCCGTTTAGGAATGCTTCACCGATAGCATATGATTGATACTGTAAGTTGTATCTGTCGCTACCCGTCAAGATTTTCACTGGAAGTGCTTCTTGGTCAACGTGTACAGGTACAGTGTTCTTGAACTCTTCTTTGAATAGCTCACGAACTAGATTGTGTGCGTTGAAACCAGCCTTGAAGACTAATTTTCTGTCGTGAATCTGAATGGAAGTACCGTGATAGATAACCTCAGCAGCTTTTTGAATGTACTGACGAAGCTCGTTTACGTTTTTGTAGATGAATCTATGACCTCTACGTAACTGGTGGTAAAGACCTTCGTTAACAATCTTAGAACCGTTGATTCCTGTGATTGTAGCACCTCGGTCAAACATCATACCCATTGCAGTAAGCTTCATCAACTCAGCCATTGCAAGAGCTTCCATAATAGGCTGAACTCGAACTGTGTCACGAAGAAGTCTTCCGCTATTAGGGTTAACTTGGCCAACGAAGAAGTAATCTCCTCCTAGACGGTCTTGCATTTTCTGAATTCTTTCAGTTAAGAAAGATGCTTCTTTACCATTTACAGTAAGAACATCTGCGTAAGCAGAGTATCCAACTTGTACTGCACGGTAATCACCTAGAGTATACTGAAGTTTCACAGAGTTTTCAGAAAGACCCATCATGTTAGGAGCAGAATATTGAGTATCAAACTCACCAGCAACGTGGTCAATTTTTACATACTCAGTACCAGGCTTCAACTTCGATGCTGGGAAGTATTTACTTCTATCTCTTGTTACAAGTTGTACAGTGTGTACATAACCGTCACCCTCATCTACTACTTCTGAATCCTCGATAACAATCACTTGCTCACCATCTACTGGGTCGTAAGTAAGAATGTCACCAGGAGAGAATGGATGCGACAACTTGATGTCAAAGTAAGAACCATCAATTCCTAAATAACTACCTTCTTCTACATTTTGTACTACGCATGGTTTTTCAATATCCATTGCGATTTCGTAATCGAAGCTACCTCTGATACCATTTACAAAGATTTTATCTGAATTACGCAGAGCATCTTTAATAAAAGGTACGTTAACGATTCGAGCATTCTCAAAAAGCTCTAACATACCTAAAGATGTTCTATCATCCACATAGTCAGAAGCTTTCAAGGCTACTGAATCTAGGTAACCGAACTGGGATTGAATGTCACTTTTATTAGTAACCCCAATCACAGTAGAGTCATTGAAGTTTGCTCCAATAAACTGTCCATTAAAATTTTCTTTTCCCATTGTTCTTTATTTATAAATTTACTTCTTATTTAATAAAAGGATTTTTAGTAGCCTTATCTCGTGTAGGCTTAAACGAAAAATCTTTCTTTTCAGTAGGTGTCTTTTTTGCTTTTTTAATATCCATGAACACCTTCTTTTGTACCTCGTTTTGCTTGGATGCTGTTAAATTATTAACAAAACCCTCATAGTCAGTTAGAAAACTGTAGAGCAGTACGGCTCGTTGTGGGTCATTCCTAAAAGCTAAGTAAGCTTCGTCAACTTCAGCTAATCCTGACTCCTCCTTAAGGTTGGTAAGACCTTTTACCACCCTAGTAGAGGCTCTACTATCAAAATTTGATGACTTTAAAATTGATTTGATATCTTTCTTAAAATCCTCAATAGCTTTTGTTCTTTGATTATTAGCATCTTCTTGTTGTTGTAACATTTGCTGATGCTGGCCAACAACATGATGTTGAATAGTTTCAAAGGCTGATTGAGCCTCTTCATCTAAATCCATATCCTTGGTAATACGTTGAACATGCTTATTAATTTTTTGGTCATCCCATCCTACAAAATTTTTGTAGTATGTGTAAACAGCATTAACTTTGCCTTGGTCAGTACTAATATCTAGATTGTTGATTCGGTCAACTGCAGTTTTAGATTGATAATACTGCTCTAAATCTCCACCTGATTGCTTAAAGGCTAAAAATTCTTTTTCAGCAGGGCTGAATGATGAATATATATTTTCTACAAGTCGTTCTGACTTCCATGTGTCCTGTTGTTTTGATAACTGCTCAAAGACATCTTTGTCTATTTCTACGTCACCACTATTTTCAAAGTCCTCCCAAAACCCAGACTCAATTAACTTTTTAGCTACAAACTCGTAATCAAATGAATTATCATCGGTTAGTAACGCCTCTTTAACGGCTTCTTGTGCCTGTTGAGTCTCCTCATCGCTTGATGGCGGTGTAGGAGAATCTTCAAAAGCAACTTCCCTATCTAAGATATCTTCTATCTCAATTTTACCTGAAGGAGTTGGCTCTGTGGGTGCGGGAGAAACTTTTTCGGTAGGAGTTTCTTCCTTTGTTTCTTTTTGAGGTTCTTCCTGGACCTCTGATTCAGGTTGCTTAGTTTCTTTCGAGTCCTCAAATTCTATATTAAAGGGTTTCCCGATAGTAAATGGATTTTGGCTGGTATTGTCCATATTGGTTGATTTTATGGTGTGAACTTAATAAATAATTTAAAATTAAAAAAATTTATAACATTTGTAATTTTAACATTACAAAAATTGTAATTTATTTTTTATCGTACTGGTTCTTGTTAGTTTGAGCGACTTGTAGTTGCCTATTTGCAACTTCCACCCTTGCGGCAGCTTCTTGTGATTTTACTTGATTAGCTTGTTGGTCTAACATAAATCTTCTATCCGATTCTAGTTGTCTTTGTCTTAGGTCAGAAGAAGCAACCCTCTCTTTATATTTTCTTTCTAAATCTTGAGTAGATGCCTTTAATTGCTCTATTACTAAAGGAGTTTCATCCATTGTACCGTCTTCTGAAGGTTTAGCAAAACCTAAAGCTAGAATCGCTTGCTTATTGAGAGATATTTCTCCTTTAACCTTTTCTATCTCAATTTTGTTTTTGTGCTTCTGCTCTTCTTTAGCCATCTCTCCCTGCTGTTGCATTTGCATCATTTGCATTTGCTGCTGTTGCTGCTGTTGCTCCATCAAGTCTTTTTGCTTTCTAGACAATCTTGCTAACTGTATAATCTTAGCTGTAGAGTCTGCTGAAACAACTTCTGCCATGTCCTCTAAGTTTTTAGAGATAGTATTATCTCTCATATAAACTTCTTTTAGAAGTTCTAACTCACTCCTTCTCTTAGTGTTATTTCTAGTATAGATTTTAAATCTTCTTAATGGAAGTTCAGGGTCTATAATAGACACGAATTGTCTCATCAAATCACTATCTGTATAGTTCACAGTCACATCCTTGCCGTCATGCTGCAACCACTGTGCTATGTTAATCTGCATTTCAGCAGTTCTTTGTTGGAACCTAGAGAATTTGTCAAACCAAACTTCTGTCTGTGCATAAGATGATGTTTGAGATGTTCTGATACCTGTGGCTGTTTCCTGCTCTACAGGTACTGCCATTCTTTGTGGGGTGAACCCTAACTTCTCAAAAGCTCTCATTTTAATAGCTTGAGCAAAATTTAATTTACCCATCATGGCTGCAGTAAGGTCCATGTTAACCATTTGGAAGTTGTTGAATGATGTTCCTCTAGCCTGAGAAGAATCAACAGGGAGAAACCCTAGGTTCCTAGTAACCTCCATTAGTTTTTCAATAGCTTCGTCTCCTCCAAAGTCTTTTAGGAACTCAGGCATATACGCTAAATCCATGAGGAAAAATAATCCGAGCTCCTTTGACATATAGTCTCTTGCCATATTCATGGCAAGGGAATACTCTACTTGGTCTATCTCTACTCTAGAAACAAGAGACGTATGTTCTAACAATCCTGTAACTGGCATAAGAGTGTGGTAAGTAGCACTCTCTCCTTTTAGTTGGTAGTCTATCGCACCCCCAAATAAATAAAGATGCTCAGGAAGGTCAGTATTTTCATTTAATATTTTAACTCCATATCTAACTTCAGGTACGTAATCCCACACAATTGTGTTGTCCTGAGGATTTTTAGAGTGCTGGTCTAGTGTTACTGTTCTCAGTTTCTTTATTTGAAACTCATTTATAATGTCTTTTAACAGTTCATCAGTTACAACTTCCGACCTAGAAGTTCCGTCTAGTTTAGTGTATGTTAGGTACCCTACTCTTTTGTATGACACCCAATATGCTTCTACAACTCTAATTAAATCGTATCGATTATCATTATCGTTAAAGAAGAAGTTCTGACCTCTTAATTGATTTGGGAACATACCTCTGTAACCCAAATCAATGCCTGTTTGGTCTTGAATAACTCCTAGATTTTCATAACCAACAGCATCTCCAAATGGGACTCTTCGTAGGGTTCCTCCAGAGTTTTCTAACCAGTCTTGAGTATTATCAATACTTGCAGTTGAAAACTCTTTACCTCTGTAATGTTTAGAACGTAATAAGTCTTGTTTTTGTACCTCAGTAAGGTGTGAACCAAAGTTGGCAACTACTTGGTTTGGGGTTAGGTATTGAACCCTCCCCACATACTCTCCTACTTCAGGATACTTTTCGTCTTGTGTTATTGACGTAAAAGTGTTGAGTGGGGACCATCTCTCGGGTTGATAATAGTCATGTCCTATTCTCCAATGTAAGAAACATCTCCCTGTGATTAGATAATCTCTGAACAAATCTCTGTAGAGTTCGTCCATGTCAAACCTCACCTCGCCTTCCTCAAGTGTCTTTTCTGCCCACTCTAAGTATATTGGCTTCCACTCGGACTCCATATACTTTTTAACTTCATGTGGTATGTTTTTGTCTCTTTCCTTCCGTAGAGATTCTACGTACTGTTGCTGCTCTTCTTCAGAGTTAAATTGTCTTTCATTATAAAAGCCTTGGCTTAGTAACTTAATTTCTATCTCCTTAGAAATAGCATTATTTACTCCCTCCCAAAGTTTTGTTTTTTGATTTCTTAGATACTCATTTGTAGAAAGAGGGTCGTCTGTGTAGACAACATTAGGATTAGGTTTAGTCAAAAACTCCCCAATCATTGTATTTACAATAGGTTCTATGAATCCATAGTGTTGTAGGTCTTCTGATAAATCAGACTGAGAACGAAGCATATCTACCTCTGACAAGAATGCAGAGGTGTTTACAACATCACTATATCTGTAGCTTCCCTCTACTATTCTGTAAGCATCCTCAAATCTTCTTCTAGCACTGTTTAACTGACGAATACCTATTGTTTCTAGAGTATTCATACACTCCATAACCCACTCCTTGTTTTTCTTTTTTTCAGGAAGAGCTTGTGCAGGAAGTCTTAGAATGTCTCCAAAATATTGGGCATCTCTTAAATCTATATCAAAAAACATACACTTTATGTAAGATGCAAACTTAGTAAATTAGTTTGGATTAAACAAATTTATTACAATTAGCTATACTTTTTATTTCTACCAAATTTGCCACTTGTTATTTTCCTGTAGACATCTCTCTTAATCTCATACTTGTCTTCAGAACCTTTAATATTGTTAATGGTCAACTCTTCATCCCAAATCAATGCGTGACCAAAAGACATAATACGGTCATAGTTCTTATAATTACCGAACTTAATTATCTCTTCAAGCAGCATAGGGTCAGTTATTCTAGTAACACCAAGCACACTTATCTCTTCTCCCTCAGGACCCATAACACCAGTTGGTATTTGGTCCCAACAATAATTTTTGAGGAGTTTCAACAAGTGTTCTTTGTTTCTAGCTGTGGCTGGTAATCCATAGTCCACATTAGCCCTACTATTTTCATTGATTCGTAGATTAGTCCCCTTTGCTTGTGCAATAAGGTACTCAGACTTTTGACTTCTAAGATACTTCATAAAAGGTACGTCTGCCTCTGGTAGACATTCTGCGTTGTATAACTTTAATAATAACATCGCCTGTCTATAATAGTTTGAATCAATGTTAGGTCTTGAGGTGTATTGTGCTACAATTTGATTCTGCAATCCTGATACCCCTGCTTGTCTTTTAAATATGTACAAACAATTGAGAGAGTCTGAAGTTGTTGATGTAGATACTTTGGCACCGTCAAATCCTGCTATATACGTACCTCTTTTTATTTGCCTTGGATTATCAAATACGGGCCTCTCGTAGATAACTACAGGAGCATTAACTGCTCCCCCTCTAAACGGATAATCATTTACAGGGTCTGCTCCACTGGGTGTTACCGATATAATACCATTAGGCATAACATCAAGAGTTATGTACTCACCATATGTACCTTTGACGTTAATAGCATCTTGAGTTCTTTTAGCTTGTTCTACAGGAAATGGGTTATTACCCGAAAACAAGAAACAATCCTCTGGTTGGAAGGGATAGTACATTTGTGCTTTCTTCCCTTTGTCTGGTGATTTAGCCTGTTCAGAGCCTATGAAGCCCTGCACTTTGTCTAATGCCTCTTTCCAATCAGTGACGAGAATATTGAACCCATCAAGTTCTTTAATTTGTTCTTCAGTGAAATCTCTGTTGAGATATTGTACCAAAGGTATTTCTTTCTTCTCTCCGCCCTTGTTAGACATTTGGGCAGGAACAAAAAGACTAACTTCCTTATCAGTTTCTTGAACATATTCAAAGTATTCTTCTTTGACTTCTTCTAAATATTGAGTTACATCGAAGTGAAAAAAATCAGACTTTTCTGTATAGAGAAAATCCATCTCTGCATCTGCGGCAAAGTCTGTGTTACCACCTGTACCAATCAACAACTCAACAAATCTTCTTTCACCAAGGTCATTCTCGATGGCAGGTAAAAGTGCAGAACGCTGTTTAGAGTAAAGATACTTCCCTACCTCATCCCATACAGCCTCAGTAGGTGTAATACCTGCTAGAAGCTCTTCCTTGGATGTGACCTGTCCCTGTTGAAGGTTCCTAACGGATATTCTAGAGAAAGCAAAAGAGTTGTCATTAGGCTTGTCCACAATAGGAAAAAACTCGTAGCTAATTGGATTGATTGGGTTTCTTCCTTTTGTTACAATTCTTTTGTTAAACTCTATCTCAACATCAGAAGATGTCGCTTTGTTCCAATCACTAATTTTTACGAAGTCCGAAAAGCAATCAGGTCTTTTCTCATAGAACTCATCTAGGTATTTCGTAATATTGTTAAGGTCCGACTGTGACCCGCCAATGATTAGCGGGTTACTATATTGAAAAATAAAAGTATTATAGGCGACTCGGGATGAAATAAAAGATGTCTTAGCGAATCGTCTTGTACCAAACGCAAGAATAGGTTTCTTACCTTCATCATTAGCCTTATTATAACACCAATTAATAAGCCACTCATTGTCTCTTAATTTAGGGTTACTGACTATCCTAATTGAGTTACCAAAGTCGTCCCTGGTGTCAATAGATAGTTTAAAAAAATTCAGGTGCCAATACAACCAGCCTGAGATGTGTACACCCCCGACCATGACTCCTGACTTACAATAGTTTATGTGCTTTATCCAAAAGGATACGTAATTACCATCCTCCCTGGATGGTTCAACTTGATTTACTAAAAAATCTTTGAAAGATACATTTGGAATCTCTACCTTACTCACCAGTATTTCGCTTTTGAACTGCTTCTTTTAGAAAATCTTTTAACTCACCAATAGCCATACCTGATACATTGACAAGTTTACCATCTTCCATCATAAATGCTTGCTGTGCTTCTTTTATAGATTCTGCTATATTACCTTGAATATCTAAATCTTCATTGAACAATTGTTTGGAACAATCGCCTAATGCTTTCATATATACTAGGCACTCTTGCATAGAAGCACTGAGTAGTAGTTTGAGATAGTTTTCATGTGGTTCTTCGCCAAGCAATTCTACTTCAGCAGAGAGTGCATTGTATAGTTCGGTGTGGTACTTTAGAGCACTCTCCAAGTATTTTTTATTAGTATTTGCCATTGGTTGAAATTTTTAAGTCATTTAATGTCCTTTCTAACGCTAAAGATATTTGTTCATCTGTAGCATCCATAAAGAATACGCTATCTTGAGATTTACCATTTTTATAATTTTTTCTCCTCAAAATTGCTTTAATCAACATTGAGACATCGTATTCAGGGTAGTCTTGTATTATCTGACTTAACATGTCAGCAATATGTGTTTTTCTTAGTTGGCTCATTTTACTTCTCCTTTTAATGCTATAACAAAAATATCTTTGTCGGTTTTAATTTTTAATCTTTTGTTTATCTCTCCTTCAAGCTTAGTGTTGTACTTCAGTATTAATTTTGCTGATTCTGCTTCTTTTAGTGAGGTTTTGTCTAATACTACTGAAAAGCAAGAACATATAGACGTTCTAATGTTATTTAGAGTTGTGTCATACTCTAACTCTTCGTGGTCTCCTCTACAATTAATAAGCTCTAGTGTGAGTTTAGTATCAGATATTTTTTGATTCAATTTAAATGGCTTTTTGTATGAAACAGTGAGTGAGCCATTTTCATTCTCTTCAATTGTGGCAATATCAGTATCATGTAGTTTTACAGCTAATCCCCTGTCTTTAAATTCTTTTATGTCTTCCCACTTGTTCATAGGACAATATTCTTCTTTTACTTTTACTTTTGCTTTTAACAAACATCCACAGATATTGCAAGTACCAGTTAATTTGTTTTTATCAGGACATTTATTACAAATCTTTAACCTATTTTTTGCAAAATTATCTTTTGCATTTGTTAACATCTTGCCCCATCCCTTCAAAATTCTATTTGGTCTTATCTTACCCATTTTTAATATTTTTTGGATTAAACCTGTTTCTAAGGAACCATATGTTATTTACTTTTAAAGACACTGCTTTGTCGATTAATTCACGCATTTTCATGAGTTTAGATTTGACTATGTCTTTTCTTTTATTTATTTTTTGTTTGTCGCTTTCTCTAAGATGAGAATACTTATTTATTGTACCCTCTAACTTATGTTCAATATTATACAAAGAGCTTTGCGTAAAATACAGAGTTCCAAAGTTTGGAATCTTGTAAACAATATCATCGCTATTTTCTATGTCTTTTTTTACAGTGTCATGGAAGTACCAATAAATAGATTCTCCTATCTCTCTGTCTCCCCCTCTTCTTTCATATTCATCTAGAATATCATCAAGAAAATATATTTTATCATCAAACTCCATCTTCTTTGCTGTAAACCATTTGAACCACTATATTAGGGTATTCGTCAACAGTATTTTTTATTTTAGTCAAATCCTCATTAAAATCTTTTCTATTCTTTACAGGGTGCTTAATCACTAAGTTTTTCTTTTTTAATCTAGAAAACATTGTAGTGACATTTTGATGTGTCTTGATTCCTACATTAGCTTTTATAGCTATATCCTTAAAATTCTTACTATTCATATCATACAAAAAACATAATGTTAAAATATCTATGTCTCTTTTAGTTAAGTAAACTGTTGTAGCACTATACAATAGTAATAGTTTCTGAATTAAGTCTACTTTATCTGAGTATGACAGATAAAAAGGTAATGCTCTATACTTCGCCATAACTAAATTTTTTATATCTTACACCCTACAACCCTTTCCTCCGAACCCCCTGTAGTCCCCCTTACCTCCTTCCCCTTTGTAAGATACATGCAATTATACAAAAAAAAATTGACATATGCAAGTCTTTGTGGAAAACTATTGTAAAACTAATAATATTAGCATTTATTATGTTATTTGTTTGGAAAAGTCAAATATATTTTGTAGATTGCGAAAAAATCAGCTAAATCATGGAAAGAAGTAAAAATAATATTGAACGTGAGTACTTCATGGATTACTGTGACTGTGTGTTAGATTACATTGAAGATGATGTCCTAAATGATGCCCTATATGATGTTATAGGGAAAAGACTCGAGGATTTAGTCTTTGAAATGTATCTTTTTAATACTCCTTGTGGAAAGGCTACACACATAGTTGAAACTATGTTAAAACTTTTTAGAAGAGAATTAAACAACTTTAATTAATGGGTACTAAATTAGAAGAGGCTTTAAAGAGTCTCAATAAAAACTTTGGTTCAGGCTCAGTATTTCACTTAGGTGAAAATGAGGCTTTTGAAAAATTAGAAAGAATACCAACAGGGTCTTTAGGTTTAGATGTCATCACAGGAGGGGGATACCCTTTAGGGAGAATAATTGAACTATTCGGATGGGAATCCTCGGGAAAAAGCACATTATGTATACATGCAATAGCACAGGCTCAAGCAATGGGTAAAAAGTGTGCATTTGTAGATATGGAGCATGCTTTTGATAAGCATTATGCAGAAGCATTGGGGGTTAACACTGAGGACCTTATATTCTGTCAACCAGGGAGTGGAGAGGAAGCAATTGAGATTACTAAAACATTAGCAAGTACTGGTGAAATAGGTCTTGTAGTTGTAGACTCAGTTGCTACTATGGTACCATCTGTCGAATCCGAAGGTGAAGCAGGTGAAAACAAGATGGGCGTCCACGCAAGACTTATGTCACAAGCTATGCGTGTGCTATCTCCTATCGCAAGTAAAAACAATTGTACTTTAATGTTTGTCAATCAGCTCCGTCAAAAGATTGGAGTTATGTATGGTTCCCCAGATGTTACTACTGGTGGAAACGCTCTTAAATTTTATTCATCAATTCGTATTAAACTGACATCTAGTAAGTCTGCTGGCAACAAAGAAAAAGTTGACGGTGTGGACAAGCAGGTGTCTAATCTAGTTACTGCAACTACTGAAAAAAATAAAACATACCCACCGTTGCAAAAGCATGCCTTTCAACTAAGATTTGGGATAGGAGTGGATGCAAAAGAAGAGATTGTAGATATGGCTATCTCTCTAGGACTAATAGACAAGAAAGGTGCTTGGTACAGTTACGAAGGCACACAGCTTGGTCAAGGTAAGAAAGCAGTATTTGCTTTACTTGAAGATAATCCTGACCTTGAGGAAACCCTCAAAGAACAGATAATTAAACATTATAGCTAATGAGAGAGGATTTAAGTACTCGAAGAACAAAGACCAACCCGTCTTTTAAGTATGAGCTAAGTGAAGAACAAAAACTTGCAAAAGAAAAAATTCTTGACTCTAAGATTGCTATAGTAACTGGTAAGGCAGGCACGTCAAAGACCTTCTTAGCTTCACAGATAGCCTTAGATTTGTTTTTGAAAGGAGGAGTAGAGAGGATGTATATAGCTCGCCCACAGGTCTCTACAGAGGACATGGGGTACCTTCCAGGAAACAAAGATGAGAAGATGAGGCAGTGGTGTGCTCCTGTTATAGAGAACATGGAGATACTCCGAGATAATGGTAAGAAAGAAGTAGAAAAGTGGTTGAAAGAGGGCCAGCTAGAATTATTGCCCTTACAATTCGCTAGGGGTAGAACTGTCACAAACAGTGTAATGATTATAGATGAAGCACAAAACCTAACCAAGCTTCAAACATATTTATTCTGTACAAGACTTGGTAAAGGTTCGTTAATGATATTTACAGGAGACCTTAAACAGAATGACTTAAAACAACCTAGTAGAAGTGGTTTTGCTCAACTCATTGAAACCTCTAACAAATTAGATGAGATGGTTCATGTGGAACTACAACAAAATTATAGAGACCCTATTGTTGCTAAATTTATGGAACAATATGAAAAAATTTGTGGCTGGTAATGTGGATATACGACAATAAAAAAATTACGTCTCTAGAGCAAATTCCAAGCGAAGCTATAGGGTTTATATACTGTATACATAATTTTTCGAAAGATAGAATGTATATTGGTAAAAAGAACTTGTATCATTGGAAAAGGGTTGGAATAAAAAGACATCAAGAGTTAAAACTTGAAGGTTTTGAAGTGAGGAAACACAAAAACAAAAAAAAATCTAAAAAAGGCTTGCCTGTTTGGGTTTATAAAGCTAAATTAGAGTCTGATTGGCTTATGTATACAGGTTCTAACAAAGAGCTAAACGAGGACATAAAGACAGGAGATAGGATTGAAAAACACATTTGGCAATTTTCAAATTGCTTAAAAAACTTATCCTTTTTGGAAACAGAGGCTCAGTTTAAAATGGATGTTATCAGGGATAATGAAAAATTCTACAATGGTAACATTCTAGGGAAATATTTCCCAGGGGACTTAAATTGTTAATATGATTATCAAAGATATAATTAAAAAGCATATTAGAGAGATAATCGATATATATGCTAAAAAACAAAACTTTACGCACACTGCGGAAGCTTTTTGTGCAAAGTTTAATTACAAATATAGTGACTCTTGGAGAAGAGGGATAAGCAGATACATAAATTCTATACCTGAACTAGATGCTGATGTAGCATTGAGAGAAGAGGCAGAGATTGCTAGTCCTGCAAGAGTCCTGATATTTGATATTGAAACTGCTCCACTTATGTCCAATATATGGGGCCTATGGAACCAAAATGTAGGACATAATCTATCTATGCTTGAGTCAGACTGGTTTATTATAACTTGGTCTGCAAAATGGCTATTTGAGGAGAAAGTTTATACAGGTAAGCTAACTCCAAAAGAAGCTAAAAAACAAGATGATTCTAGGATAGTAAGAAACTTTTGGAATTTACTTGATGAGGCTGATATTGTAATCGCTCACAATGGTGACAAGTTTGATATAAAAAGAGTTAACACTCGCTTCCTGAAACTGGGTTTACACCCACCTACACCGTACCAGACTATTGACACCCTTAAACATGTCAGGAGGAAGTTTAACATATCATCTAACAAATTAGACTATGTTGCTAAGTTTTTAGAACTTGGAGGCAAGATGCAGACTGGAGGTTTTGAGTTGTGGAGGGGATGCATGGAAGGAGACCAAGAATCTCTCAACAAGATGGAAGAGTACAACATAAAAGATGTGACTCTTCTAGAAGAAGTGTATCTAAGGATACGTTCTTGGATTACTCCTCATCCAAATATGGGCTTACACATAGGTGAAAACGTAACATGCTGTGCCACATGTGGAGGAACAGACTTGTCTGTTGTAGGTACTTATAAGACGTATATGTCTGAGTATGATGCACTTAGATGTAATTCTTGTGGAAGCATTAATAGGTCAAGAGCAAGTTCGTTAACCACAGAAGCTCGTAGATTATTAACAAAATCAATTTAAATGAGCGATTTAATGTTTTTAAAAGTAAAAGGGTTTGTCCACACTTTCAAGGAGGAGTCAAGAGCTGTAGAGTGTGAAGAGTGTTTAAAAGAATCTGAGGAAAGAGCAGAGTCTCTAGGATTAGACAAGGACTCTTTCGAAAGTCACTGCGATGATTTGTGTTCTGAAAGTGTGTTAGAGAGTAAGAATCTAGAAACTGAAGAGGTGCTGATTAAAGTTTCGGATATTGTTAATATTGCTGAAGCAAACGATGGCAGGGCTATCATACAAACATCTTCTGATTTACTACCTAGGTTGTTCAAAGACAACTACAAAGACATTGTAGAAAGATTAATTTCTGTCGGCCAAATAACTATTATATAGCTATCTCAACAAATGTAATATATTTGGATAATATAAATATTTTACATATATTACGATGTAATATGGCTAAGAATACCTACAAACCAATTAAAGAAAATAATTATTGGGATGCTAGAAAGAAATACGATGTCCTGAAAAAATCAGGGGAGCTATTTGAGAAGGATGATAGAATGATTGGGGTTTGGGCATATGATATGAAAAGATTTTTAGAACTAAACGAAACACTACAAAAATGGGATGTGGATGTGGTAAACCCAAAAGACCAAAGCCAAGAGGAAAGTAGAGGTGCCATATGGCACGATAACAAACAGGAGTAATGAAAAAACAATTGTGTTTATTTGTAAAATGGATTACCCGAGGCAAAGTTTGTCTAGGATGGTGTTGTATTAAAAAAGATTAGTATAAAATGCCCATAGAAACTGCTATAGTAATTGTATTTTTTTTAGCGTTTCTAATCATAGACACAATCAAAAAATAATGGGAAAGTTCTTTAAAGCAATGTTTTCAGAAGGAGGGGCAGTATCTTCTAAAAGAGTAGTTACAGCAATGTGCCTGTTCTTTATGCTTATTGCCTTCACATCGAACTTGTTTTGTGGGTACACCGTAGAACAACATATGTTTGAATCCTTACAATGGATAGTCATGGCAGGACTAGGATTCACAGCATCAGAAAAATTTTCTGAAATAATAAGTAATAGAAAAAACCAAAATCATGAGTAAAAAAGTTTATCATTTTAGAGGACATCGTTATGGTGGGGAAGCCACCATCGGACAAGTAACAGAAGAGTTTTATAATTACTGGGCTCAGTTAGATGAAGATGACTTTAGTGACTACATCCTACAAGGGTGGGAGGACAATGAGGATGAAAATATCCCTCAAATGACAAAAGATGGTGATGAGTATTGGCACGACCTAGATGATATCTTACATTTTTCTGGAAGTTTTGCCACTTCTAATCTAACTTTGACGGATACAGATACTGAAGAGGAGAGGGAAGTAGAACATCAATTCTTATGGAGCCGAGAAGGCGGTTTCTTTGACGAGGAAGAGCCTAATTGGGATAATTTGTATGATGGCCTCACTAAAGAAGATTACGTGCCTATAGTGGCTTGTATAAGTGAAGAGAAAGGATGGTTAACTAACTGGGTCCTTGAGCTCGATGAGGGAGAAGAGTTTGACGAAAAGAAACTTTCGGCTGGAATACTCGAAACTAACTTTGGAGAGTTTGTAGAGAAACTATACTATGATGGTAAAGAATTAGAGGACGATGGGGCCGAAAGTTCAACTGGAAAAGGTTTCACTGTAAAGCTTGGATGGTTTAACACAAAATGGGTTGATAACCTAGAACAATACGCTGAAGGAAGTGAAGGACTAACCGAAGCACTAAATGAATTAAAAGAACAGCTTGAATGGGAAGCTGAGAATAACTAAAAATAAAATTAAAAACGAGAAATAATGCCTAGTTACGATATATCGATTAAAAAAGAAAACCTAGTAAAGCACGGATGTGCTGTGCCCGCAGGGTACGTAAGATTAAGTTCAGTGATAGCAAGATTACCTGCATTTCGAGACGAGGCAGCGGCAAGAGCCGCAGGACTAAAAGACTGTGATATGTATTCAATTGGTAGTACTAACGGTATTGCTATTTTGGGTACAGGAGGTACAGGAGGTACAGGAACAGGAGATAGAGACTTTACAAATGCTCTTGACATTGCTATTCCTCAAGAAGAAGTTGTAAAGTATGGTTGCCAAGTGCCAAATGGTTATGTAAGGTTCACATCTGTTTACGGAAGTTTACCTGTATACGGTACTGAAGCAGCTGCCGTAGGGGACGGACTTAAAAAATGTGACCCTTATCTTTCGGCACTTACTGGAGACTTACAGCTAGTAACTGGTAATTTTGGTTCCAATAATAATGGGGCAACGGAAAAGAAAGTACCTTACTTTGATGTTGCTATTAAAAAAGAGCAAATTCTATATAGAAACTGCAATCTTCCAAAAGGATACATAAAACTTAGCCAAGTATTAGCTTCATTACCTGTTTACTCTTCAGCCGAGGCAAAGACTCTTCTACCTGAGTGTGGAGGGTATCTTCGTGTTAACACAGCAGGTAAAATTACTGATGGAAACGTTTCTTTCAACAGACAGGTTATACCTTAATGATTAGGAAAACTCGGAATAAAAGTCAGTGGAAGCTTTTTTCTAAGGATGGTAGCAAAGTTTTAGGTACTTTTCGAAGTAAGAAGAAAGCTGAAGAAAGAGAACGGCAAATTAATTATTTTAAAAGCAAAAAGAAATGAGGAATTGGAACTTGACGGTGTCTTTACATTGGCCTCATGATAGATTTGCCTTAGGTTGGGAATACCTAAGACCTACCGAAGAAGTAAAGTTCCACACTACAGAAATATTTTTGTTAATGATAACAATAACATTTAATTTAGAAAGTAACAATTAAAACTAGAAATAATGGGATTTAGAAAAAGAGAATCAAACCAAGAAGGATTTGGTATTCAAAGAAACGAAAAAATGAAAGCAGGAAGCTCAGTACCTAAGAAGCCTAAAAAAAAGGCTAAGAAAAAAGCTGTAACTAAAAAGCAGGGTGAGTTTGGTGTAAGTGTCACTCTTCCAAAAATTGGAGGGAGAAGAGGTAGAATTAAAAGAGCATTTAGAGATGACATATTAGAAGCTATTGACGCAGGTGCATCTATTACTGATTTCAGTACGGAAGAATTAGCTTTTGCATTTGGTCCAAGAAAAGCTGCTAATATTATTGCACAAATAGGTGGAGCTGATAGTATTACTATGACTAATCAGCAAGGCCAAGGCCAAGTAGCTACAGGAGGTAGTGCAGTGGCCACAGGAGGTAGTGCAAATGCAAGTGCAGAAGCAAATCCTAACATAGATGTAGATGCAGATGCCACATTCGAATCAATGGATAATCCAATGATGCTTAAAACAATAGAAGATATGCCAGTAAGTGGAGGTAGGACTGCCCCTGCTTTACCAGGAGGAGGAAGCGGAAACATTATCATGACCCCAGAAGGTCCAATGATGGTAGACCCTGTTACTGGTCGCCTTCTGCCTATACAAGGAAACCCTTTCCCCCTTCCTGGTGGATATGGGGCTGGTCGTCCTGTGCAATTACCTTTTGTTCCAGGAATTGACCCAGTAACAGGCATGCCTTTTAACCAAGGAGGAGGAATGTATGATGAGTATGGAATGCCTCTTATAATTGATGACATTGGAATAAGAGATAATGTTAGAATAGGTGACGGATACGGGTTTGAAGATGGAGGAATGAAGTATCAAGGGTCGATGGTAAAACTTCCTACTAAAGGCGGTAAAGAACAGCTGAAAGCAGGTGGTACTAAGAAGAAGAAGAAGAAGGGTAAAGTAATGAATAAAAGAAAATCAAATAGATACTCAAGTAAATATGGCTACTAATAAAAAAAGAGTTCCAGCGCCCAAGGGGTTTCACTGGATGAAAGAAAGAGGAGGTTCACTAAAATTAATGAAAGACCCTTCGACTGGATATAAAAAGCATCCTGGTTCGTCCAAGTATGCTGAGTTTGGTATACAGAAGGTGCATAAAAAGAAAAAGTAATGAAAAAGTCACCATTCAGGAGTTCAAGCTCTAATCAAGAAGGATTTGGCATTGAACGTAATAATAAAAGAAAGCCTTCTAAGAAAAGGTCTACTAAGCGTAAAAAGCCTGTTGCTAAGAAGCAAGGTACATCGATTGCTAGAAAAACGGAAGACAAAGATTTAATTGTACAAAACTTTGGAGATAATGTATTTGCTGGTATTAAGACAAAAGCAAATCCAGAAGGTAATGCAGACCTTGGAAGTGGTAATAAGGCTCCACAACAGATAACATATGAAGTTAATCCTGATGGTAGTTACAGACAAATAGTTTCGACAAAAGGATATTACGACAGTAATTTAGGCGAATATATTCCTGATAACGTTGTTATTGGTGAGGGTATGAATATTATGGACACAAGGCTTGTCAATCCTGTTACAGGAATGCCTGTAGGAGAGGAGCTATTTGGAGATAATCCTGGAAATTATTTCGGTACTTATCAAGGAGCCATGGAAGGTCCTGTTTTCCAATCTTTTTCAGGCTCACCAATGGATATGAGGGAAATAGCAAGACAAGAAGCCTTAAAAAAATTAGAGCAAGGTAACAAAAATGTATCCTTTCAACCCCCATATCAATTAGCTGCTATAAAACTGTCTGATACTTTAAAAGAAGCTAAAGAGCAAGGTAACTTTACGAAAGAATGATTAGGACTTTCACATATACTGCCGAGGAGATAATGTATAACACTGTTACATTTACTTGTAACGTAAATATTGTAAGAGATGAAGAAGAGAAGCCCTTTTAAACAGACTAGTTCTAACCAGGAGGGGTTTGGCATTCAACGCAACGTCAAACGCAAACCTGTGAGAAAAAAAACTAAGAAGAAATCCGTTACTAAAAAACAGGGAGAAACTGATTCTATTAAAACAATAAATAAATCAAAGTATACCCTTTTGTCTGAGTTATCTGACCAAGAATTAGTACCCTTCTTAGCATCTATGCCTGTGGTAAGCCAAGACGACCTTAATTACCTTACAACATCAGGACGATTAAATAATTTATTTACTACTCAATTTAATAATGACGACCCAGTGTTCGGGGAACAATTACAGGCTACCTTCGATAAATACGGTTCAGTGGTGAAACAAATGGATGGAGGATATAAGTATCAAGGTGACACAGGTGCATTGTATTCTGAGAATCCTATGTTTCAAGATTATAAAGAGCAAGTATACGGAACAGGACCTGGTCTTTATGGTGGCAATCTTGATGGACGTACAACACAAAGTGGAAGTGGTTTCTTCAAACCATTTCCAGATGCTCCTGATTTAAGTATGTATGCAGGGGACCAAAAAGGTTATTCCTC